CGGGTGCAGGTTGTTCTGGGTGCAGACGGCTGCGTCTGGCGCAACAGCGCAGAACATCGCGCTTTCCTACTCCAACACCACGCCCACCTCGGGCAGGGCGCTTCCGGTCACGGTTGCCATGACAGCCTCGTCCATCGTGGGGCACATTTCGCACTCCGGTGCTGCGTCAAACAACTACGGCCCCTTTTTGCCTTTGGCCTCGGGAGACACGGGCGTGTCCACCGTCGCAACGGTCACGTTCTCTGCCGCCAACACCGGCACCGGGGCGCTGTGCCTTGCCCGCCCGTTGTTGACGCTGCCACTGACTACCGCATCCGTCGCTGCTGAGCGGGATCTGCTCAACCAACTGCCGAGCCTTCCTCGGGTGATGGACGGCGCCTGCCTCACGTGGCTCTACTTCGCGGGTGCGGCCACGGCGGCGGCCGCCAACCTCTACGGCGCGGTCGAGGTCGGCTGGGGCTGAGATCGGGCTCATGGCTCTCAAGACAAACACCACGCTCCTGGCGCAGCTTCCGTTGCGCCAGATCGGCGGCTCGCCGGGAACTTTCCGTTCCATGTGGGGGCGTGGTGACCGGATGAACCAGTCCGTAGGCCAGGGCATCCCGTCCAAGCTGGCGGGCATCCCCAGCGGGCACCTCGCGCCATCGTCGTGGGTGCTGCCGTACAAGCCGGGGGCGATGTCGTCGTTCACCAATCTGGTGGTGACGGTCACGCCGGGTACGCTGAACCTCGCGGCGGGCGTCAACATCACGGGCAGCACGACGGTCACGATTACTGTCAACCCGGCAGACGGGCAACTCATTGTCTCGGCGTCAGGTTCGACGTCCATCACGTTCAACCTTGCAGGCAACTTGGCCGGTGCCCTGTCCGCATCTGGCAGTACGTCCTTCTCGTTTACGGTCAACAACGCCACGCTTGGGGCCATCGTTGATGCTATCGGCGCTGCGCTGGTCCAGTTCTCAAACAGTGCCACGGTCAGGGCCACGGGCAACCTGTCGGGCGACATCACACCGTTTACCGAACTCAGCCCGCAGTCGCTGTCCGCAGCGGTCTGGAGCGCTTTAGCCAGCGCGTACAACGCGCCTGGCACGATGGGTGAGTTGCTGAACAGCGCAGGCGGCGGCGCCAGTCCGGCCACGATTGCCGCTGAGGTGTGGTCTACACCGCTTGAGACGCTGACGGCCGAGGAGATCATGCGCGTGCTTCTGGCGGCGCTGGCCGGCGCTCGATCTGGGCTCGGCTCGGGGACCGAGGAATACCTGGCGCAGGACGGCACCACGCCGCGCATCACGTTCAGCCCCGACGCGCAGGGCAACGGCACGCCGATCATCGATGCTACTTAGAAACCGGCTTCTCGGCGGTGCGCTGTTCGCAGGCCTGCTGTTCGGTGGCCAGCAGGTTCCTCCTGTTGAGGTGCAGGGCGGTGGCGGCAAGTCTGGCAAGTCCAAGCAGACGCGCCCGTTGTGGGTGGTTGAAGGCAGGATATTCGACAACCCTTGGGTGGCTCAGGAGTATCTGGCCACACTGCAGGCCGAGAAGGCTGCGGCAGATGCTCGGGCGCAGGCCGCCATTCGTAAGCCTGCACCGAAAACCAAGCCGCAAGCCGAGCCGAAGCGCCAGTTCTTGGTGCTGCAGCAAGAACGCATCGAAATTGACCTCGGTCGATTCTCGTACGCTGACGATCTAGCGCGAGATTCGATTGAGGCGCACATGAAACTGGCGCAAATTATCATTGACGAGCGTGATGCACAGATTGCAATGATCCTAGCGCTGGCAGTGCTAGACGATTAAGTCGGACATTCCGGCAACGGCAACCGCACGGCCGAAAACGTGCGAGTGTGAAAGAGAACCATGCCAGTAGAGATTGAAGTCACCCAGCCTGACGGCTCCAGCGAGACACCTGCACTCGACGAACTGGAGGCCCAGGATACGCGGGCAGCAGAGCCAGAGACGCCAGAACCAGCGGAAGACGCCGAAGGCGAACAGGAGCTCAAGATCACGCTCGGCGGCCAGACGCTGACCGAGCCTGAGCCAGAGGCCGAAAGGGCACCAGAGTGGGTGCGCGACCTGCGACGGTCTCACCGCGAGCTGCAGCGCAAGGTGCGCGAGTACGAGGTCCGCGAGCAGCAGACAACCCAGACCCAGAGCGCGGCCATTCCGGCGCTCGGCGCGAAGCCGAAGCTCGAAGACCACGACTATGACACCGACCGCTACGAGGCGGCGCTTGAGTCCTGGTACAAGCAGAAGGACGCCGTGGAGGTCGCCAAGCGACAGCAGCAGCAGCAGGTCGAGGAGCAGCAGCGCACATGGCAGGCCAAGCTCGATGGCTACGCCAAGGCCAAGACCGATCTCAAGGTGCGCGACTACGATGATGCTGAGTCCACGGTGCAGGAGACGCTGAACGTGGTGCAGCAGGGCGTGGTGCTGCAGGGCGCGGAGAACCCGGCGCTGGTGGTCTACGCGCTGGGCAAGAACCCCAAGAAGGCCAAGGAACTGGCCGCCATCACTGACCCGGTGAAGTTCGCATTCGCCGTTGCAAAACTGGAGTCTCAGTTGAAAGTCACCTCTACCCGCAAGCCCCCGCCTCCCGAGCGTTCCGCGCCCGCCGGCAACGCGCCAATCTCCGGCACCACCGACAGCGTGCTGGAGCGCCTGCGCGTTGACGCCGAGCGCACGGGCGACATGACGAAGGTCATCGCCTATCGCCGCCAACAGCGAGAAAAGCAGTCTGCGCGCCGCTGATTGACACCGGGCCGGGTGTTCGTGGTACATTCGGCCCATCTGGTCTCGCCCACCTCACGGGCAGCGCACAAGACACGAGCGGCCGCCCGGCTCTGAATGGGTGAGTAGCAAAGCGCGGCGCAAGCCGTACCAAGTCACTCATCCATTTTGAGGAGCCACAAATGGCCAACAGTTTTTCCAAGGAAGAGCGCGTAGCGTTCGAGGACATCCTCGAAGGCTTCAACGACGCGCTTGTGCTGTCTCGCAACGTCTCCGTGTACCGCACCGACGGCACGATGATGGAGCGCACCAACAACGTGATCTGGCGCCCGCAGCCCTACATCGCGCAGTCCTACAACGGCATGGATCAGACGCTGAACTTCACCGAGTTCACGCAGTTGTCCGTTCCTTCCACGCTCGGCTTCCAGAAGTCGGTGCCTTGGATTATGGACGCGCTTGAGCTGCGCGACGCTCTGCAGGAAGGCCGCCTCGGCGACGCCGCCAAGCAGAAGCTGGCCTCTGACGTCAACCTCGCCGTCATGAACGTCGCCGCGAACCTGGGTTCGCTGGTGGTCCGCACCACGGCCTCGGCCGGCAGCTACGATGACGTGGCTGCGTGCGACACGATCATGAACGAGCAGGGCGTGCAGATGTTCGACCGCTACCTGGCGCTGTCGAGCCGCGACTACAACGGCATGGCCGGCAATCTGGCCGTGGCGACGCGCTCGTTCGGCAACCAGATCAGCGACGAGGCATATCGTCGCGGCTTCGTCGGCACTGTGGCTGGTTTCCAGACGTACAAGTTTGACTACGCCAACCGCATCCGTGGAGCCACTGGCGCCGATCCCACGATCGACACCCAGGCCGCAGCCGGCAACTACTGGGTGCCGGTGGCCACCAGCGTGGCCGCTACCGGCGAGTCCGCCAACGTGGACAACCGCTTCCAGACCGTGACGGTGAACTCGACTGCCAACCTGTTGGCCGGCGACGCGATCACCATCGACGGCGTGGTGGCTGTGCATCACATCACCAAGCAGTCCACTGGCGAACTCAAGACCTTCCGCGTGGTTCAGGTTCTGACCGGCACCACCTGCGTCATCACCCCGCCGATCATCTCGGCTCAGGGTGGCACGGACGCAGAACTGCAGTACCAGAACGTCATCGTCACGCCCAGCGCCGCCGCCACGGTGGACCGTCTGAACGTGGATGCCGCTCCGATCAACTGCTTCTGGCAGAAGGACGCGCTGGAACTCCTGCCGGGACGCTACGCAGTGCCTGCTGACGCTGGTGCCGCAGTCATGCGTGCCTCCACCGACCAGGGCATCGAGCTGGTAATGCAGAAGCAGTACGACGTCGACACCATGAAGACCAAGTACC